GTTATTGCTGTTGATAGTGGAATCCCTGGATATCATTTGAAACGTGGTAATTTACAACGACATGAAATCATGAGATATGAGAAATCTAGACAACGAATCATTAAATCGAATTTAAAGATCGTAGCAGGCTCTTTTACTATTTCTGATGTCTTATCATTGATTTACAAAATGAAGTACTCAGAGGGGCTAGATTACGTTGTTATCGACTATATTCAGAAGATTACTTCGCCGGGTTCTCAGAATCGTACCAATGAGGTAGGTGATGTGTCTAGAAGGTTGAAGGATATGGCTAATGAGTTAAAGATTCCTGTAGTTGCATTGGCTCAATTATCTCGTGCAGTTGAGCACAGGACTGATAAGAAACCTATGCTATCTGATTTACGTGAGTCAGGCGACATTGAGCAGGATGCCGACATCGTAATGTTCCTATATCGTGCAGGATACTACATGGATACGGATGAGAGAATGAATAATCCTGTTGCCGAAGATGGTTATGCTATTATAGCAAAGCATCGTGATGGTGAGTTAGAGGATATACACTTAAAGTTTGATGGTAATGTACCTGCCTGGAAGAATCCTAACGACAAGGATGAATATGAAGAGGAATATGTTCAGACAGCAATTAAGCCGAATAATAATTTTGATATATTTTAATTATGACACCAAAAGAAAAAGCAGAAGAATTGTTTAACAATTTTGATTTTATTTATTCATACGATGGTTTGGATATTATGGACGATGAGTTTACAAAGGATGATAGAAAAAAATGCGCATTAATTGTAGTTCATGAGATAATATCTTTAGTTGGAAGATATAATAATTATTGGTATGAAGTTAAAGAAGAAATCTATAAATTATGAAACAGTGCTTTGAGTGTAGGAGAATGCTTTCATTAGATAACTTCACCGAGAACAAGAGGCATTACACACTGAAGACTGACCTTGGAAAGAATCGTGTGTGTAAGATATGTACGTTTGAAAGTTCGGTTAAAAACCGAAGTATTGTACAGTACAATTTTGAGGAGAAAAAATTTGATGTTATTAAGTTTGATAGCATTGCAGAGGTAGGAGAATATTTCACTAAAAACAATATGATATGAGTAATAAACCAAAATTAGAAAGAATGACATTTTTATTCACACAAGAATCAAATTGTGTTGACGGAGGTGAATGGGAAATGTTACAAGTAGAATGTAAATCAAGTTTAGGAATGGACTATGATGATGGAGCATTTTTTGTATTAACTACAGAGAAATGGTCAGTAAATGATTCGGAAGAAATCAAAGAATTGCTTCAGAGAGTACAAGATGGAGTAGATGGAGCATTAAAAGGCAATACACATAAATCAAAGTAATATGACAGCAACACAATGGCTATTTGAAAAGCTATGGGATACACCAAAGGATAAGTTTGAATGGCATGGAATACTAAAGGAAGCTGAGGAAAAGTTTAAGTATCAAATTGAAGATGCTTATGAAACAAGTCATATATCAATGATGACAGCAGAGCAGTATTATTACGAAACCTTTAAACAACAAGAACAATGAAAAAGTATCCACAATGGGTAAACAATCTTGTTTACTTTTTAGCAGGAATTAGTTTTGGTCAGATAATATTCTACTTAATAGATCATGTTTGACATATTTGAAGATAAGCCTAAACCTAAGATATACTGCTGTGATGTAGTTATCGAAGTAAAAGTCCCAGCTAGAGGAAAGCAAAAGAAGTACGACACAATAATTGTAAAACTTTATAACATATCTCTAGTGATGAATGATGGAGACATAGCTACTCAAAAGCAGAAGACAATGCTATTCAAAAAAATATTTGATAAGCATATACATCGAGGTGATTTTGAAAATGCAATATTCACAATTAAAGATATTAAAGTGCTAGGTTTAATGGGTAATGTGGCATATGATTTTGATTATCTTCTACATTAGTGTTAACAATTTTATTTATATTTGCTAAAAAAATATTAATATGGAACGCCAAATTTTACAAGTACTAGAGTTTCAGAATGCATTTGAGGTTAAGATGCCTATTCAACCAAAAATGCTATCTAGAAAAAGAGCAAGACTTCGCCAGGCACTTCTTGAAGAAGAAGTTAAAGAGCTTCGTGAAGCAAAAAACATTTTGGATGTTGCTGATGCAATATGCGATATCCTATACATAACCTATGGAACTGCTCATGAATATGGAATGGCAGATAGATTAGTTATGTTATTTGATGAGGTTCATCGTTCAAATATGAGCAAGATGGGACCTGATGGCAATCCTATCTTTAGAGAAGATGGAAAGGTATTGAAGCCTGAGACATACTCAGAGCCTAAGCTTAGACCAATCCTTGAGCGTGATTTCAATGTATATAAGAATAGCGATACAATGAAAGATGCTGCTGAAATTATGGAAGCAATTGCTAAGGAAGAAAAAGATATTTTAAATAAAAGAATTGAGAATAAATTAGAAAGCAACCTGAGTTTATTCGATAAGATTCGTTATTGGATGTTAAATAAATTAGAATCTAATCTACGCAAAAAGGTAGAGGTTAAATATCCTCAGTCTATTTACGGTGAAGTAGTAGTAAATATATATGGCAAAGATTATCCGATCCAAAACATCTAAGTACGGCAATAATAAAATTGAAGTAGATGGTGTAAAGTTTGACTCCAAGCTTGAGCAATTTTGCTATAATCTATTTAAGACTTTGGGATTTGATTTTGACTTCCAGAGAACTGTGCTATTGCAGGAAGGCTTTAGATATGTAGGCAAGGCGATACGACCTATAACAATGATAGTTGATTTTGTCCTGAGAATAAATGGATGTGAATACTACGTTGATACAAAGGGGTTTGCCACCGAAACATCTAAGCTTAAATACAAGATGCTCAAGTTTCAATTGAAGGATGAGTCAAATACAGATGTTGTTTGGTTACATTCCCAAAAAGAAATCAAAGAATTTGTAAATAAAGTAAATAAGTTAGAAAATGAGTAGTGTAAACAAAGTGACATTATTAGGAAATGTCGGAAACATCGAGGTTAAGAGCTTCGATAACGGAAAAAAATTAGTTCAATTATCTTTAGCTACGTCTGATGGCTACAAGAAGAATGATGAATGGGTAGAGAAAACAGAATGGCACAGATGTATTTTTGCTATTCCTGCTTTAGCTGATCGTGCTTCATCAATTCAGAAAGGCGATAAGATCTATGTTGAAGGAAGCATTAGTACAAATGCATGGACAACTAAGGATGGTGAGAAGAAAGAGATTAAAGAGATTGCATGTACAATGTACAAAACATTCTCTAGAGCAAAAGCTGCTGAAGGGGAATTCAACCAACCTAAAACAACAGTAACTAAACCTGCATCAAGCTTCGATGACTTGGGAGATAGTCCTTTTTAATTTATGGAAAAGTACGAATTAGATTTAACAGCTGGAGATATCGGAGAGATCATTGAGATTATCCGTGTTCAGCATTTAAGATTACACGCAGAGCCATTCGCTAATAAAATAGGAATGAAAGAAAAAGTTCTGTTATCTATTGAGGAAGGGAGAGGGCCACACGGCCTTCTCGCTCTCAAGAAAATGAATGAAACCTTCCACAATGTGAAGGTAAAAATATTTGTAGAGGTTTATTAACGACCTTGACCTACGTTTCGCTTTTTGTACAGCTTAGAACCTTTGATCTTACTTGATCCTTTCTTAGCATGAGTTCCTGGACGCTTCTTTTTAGGAGTTTCCAACTTCATTGTTGTACCTGCTTGCTTTGCCATTATTTAAAGAATTTACGTTTCTTATCTCCTCTATTCTTAGATTGAGATTGACTGATAGTTTTTGTCTTGGATACGTGAGCAACATCCTTTCCGTCATGATTCCCATGAGTTCCGTTCTCACGATTGATCGCCTGTAGTACAGTGCGGTATTTCTTACGTGCAGGAGTGTCTTGATATTCAGTATCGTAAGCTATCTTTTTCTTACGAGCTTCTGGATTATCATGGTAATACTTAGCACTCTTAGATTTACCTGTCTTAGTTCCTGCTAACTTATTTCTCATTTCAATGATTTTAACATAGCAATCATACGTGGACATGGATAGATGTCAGACTTGTCTTTACGGAATGAGTTGTGACTATATACACCATTCTCTCCTTTTAATCCTCTTACTGAGATATCCCACATATCCTCATCACGGTACGTTAAATCGATTCCGTATAGTTCACCCCAATACAACATTAATTGTCGCAGAGATTCAATCTGTGCGTCTGTGTATGCATGATAATACTTGCGTCCTTTGTATGGTTTATCTAGTTCACATACTTGATCGATAGGAACTTCTCTACTCACGTAGTTATAGAACTTATCACCTTTCTTAGTTAATGGTCCCCAGTTACAGATCTCAACAGCTACGCACATTGGATCAATTGATTTGTAAGGAACACCCTTTGCTCTGAAGATATCTTGCTTAAGGCCTAAGTGATATCCCCAATACTTTGAGCTGAATGCCTGACAGATTTCTCCATCAAATGTATCTTTTGATTGTCCCTTTCCAGAAATAACCACACACGTTGCAATGCGACCTCTATCATCATTATCCCACATCTTAATCGTACCTACACCTGAGCTATTTCCTGCCGTATGGTGTAACACAATCATGTTCTTTTTCGTCTCAGTCTTAATGTACTGAGATTCCTTCATAGGAACCTGCTTAATGTTAGATGGAAGTTTCATGTCTTAGTTTTTAATATTCTTGTACGTATCAGATACCTTTTCGATAGTTCCTCTGATCTTACTAACTAATGAATATACTGATCTTAATATGTTATTACCAGTGATATCAAACCAATTCTCATTAATTGAAGATAATTCAATCATACTAAATAAACATAGTAACACGTTAGTATAGATTGCACCTGTAGGTAATACGAAATTATAACCTAATGTTTTGATTAAGCCATTTGAAAAAGGAGTAAGAGCAAAATAATCTAGTGGGAATAAAGCTAAGGCAATGACATAATACCCTGCTGCTTTAAAAACATAACCTCTTCTTAGGATTTTTGACTTGAATACGTCTTTGTATTTTCTTTTTTCAGCTAATGCTATTTTTTTGAGAGAGATAAGTTTTACTATTGTATCAACGAAGATGACAAACATTAGTAATATCGCACATAATTCAATGGGAGCGAATATAGCCCATGTTGCCATAAAAAACATTATCAATTTCTCTTTCATTTTCGTCACTTAATGGTTTCTATATTCTCGTAACGGATATATATCTCTTAACTATCCTATACAGTAAATAAAGTATGACAAATATAATCAAAAAAGCCAACAGGTTGTTTAAGAGCTTCTTCCAAAATGGGTACTTCTCATAATACTTAACAGGAATCTTTCTCTCTACTATCTTAGTAATGTAGACAGGATCACACTTTCCTTGAATGTATACTTTCTTTTCTCTAGGCACATACCAAGTCTTTACAGTAACTCTATCTTTTGTTAAAGTTATTGTATCAACAAGCTCTCTCAATGTTACTACCGTATCTGTATGTACTTCTGGTATATACAAATTAATAGTATCATGGATGATCAACGTGTCCTGAGTAAGTAGATATGGATACTTCTCAATCAAACGATTAAATCTTTTTATTGGACTACAAGATGCTAACAATATAAATATTGGTAATAGATATTTCATTAGTATGTTTTTGTTAGCGTGAATAGCTCTGAGTATATAATATCTCCTGTGGAAGCAGTTCCCCATTGAGCAGTAATTGCAAGTGTATTAGATATTGTAGTATCGAATCCTGTAAATGTTTCCGTGC